TGGTCTCCTATGGAAACCCTCCGAAGAGGGGGTACCCGAGCTTGATGTGTACGTTGTACACAGCTCTTCACAATCACCAGGAGTAGATGATATAAAGTACCTCGAGTCCTTGTAAGAAACTCGGCCTACCTTTAGGGTAGGACTGACCATTTTAGCCGTAAGCTGGATGGACAACCCGTTCACCAGTGTTAACTGTTTAGCGACTTCAGATAGTTTAGAGTAATATAACTACCAACTTAGCGCCCCAATACAGGGGAGTAGTTTAAAGTCTTCGGACTAGTACCTGAACCCTAGACCGGGAGAGCGGTAGCGAAGGGATTCGCTGATGCTCTACATCTACATGAATCACCATCTCATCGGCTTCTAATGTATCATCTTTAGAGTGAACGATAATGGCGTAATCGCCTATATCACCGATCTCAGTGCCGACGGAAGAGAGGTTATATAGAATCTTGTTATCGCGTTGAATACCGGTAGGGATGTGTTGATACGTAAGCACGGCAGCACCGCCGTCTGTGAAAAGCTTATACACATTTTCCGAAGCCAGGGAGTAGCCAGGAGGCAATTTTCTGAGCGTCACCCAAACAGTGGAGTCGAACGCGGGTGACGGGTTCAATCGGAGTTGAACGCGAGAGACCTTCTTCTTCGGAAATTCAGATACGGGAACTGGTAAATTTAACCTCTGACCGAAACTATGGCCCTTCTGAGTTTGTGTCGGTCTGATATCCAACGTAGTGTATGTGTACCCTTTCATACACTGCTTGCTAGAGACAAAGGTTGGATGATCGAGGGTTGGCACCCGGGCGGCCGTGAGGGTCACCAAACGGTTCAGTTGAGCAGTCACAGCGCGGAGCTCTCTAGCATGAGCATCCTCCGCTGGAGAAGAGCGCCTCCCTCGACGAGGTCGGCGAGAACCGTTACCAGTACCTTTAGGTGCCATCTAAGTAAACAAAGTGGTTGACGCGTACTAAAGTAAACACAATACAGACGAATACCATAATACTACGGGAGTTCAGGATAAGCATCCTAGAAACTAAAGGAACGCGAAATTGACCGAAGGAATTGAACCCAAAAGGTATATCGACGGCTTTAGCAACTGAATGTGGGTCTGTATCCTTCCATCACGCCAGCATTACCGTAACACACAACACGATAATACGACTAGTAAATATATACATAGCTACCATAATAGCGTATATTTACAACAAAGTCCCAGGACGTTCAATTCCGTTAACCACAGACGGCCTTGAACCAACACTATCCTGGGGCGTGGTACGGTCCTCCTCCAAAGGTGGCTTTCTTTTGCAATTTAAACCTTCCTCGTGCTCACTACCAATCGCCTTCTGCATAATAGGACTCCCAGGTAACTGAAAGAGAGGAAGCCTTTGCACGTTAAGTTGCGATTTCAACAGACGAGCTACAGCTGATGGGCCTGAGAGCTCAGATAATCTGTTGTAAGGTAGAACTAGAGTCTTACCGGCAGCTGCTGACTTATAGTTGTTATTCTTCGATGAGAACTTCGGTTGCCAGTTGCTGCATACACTTGCGGTACTCCCTGGATGTCCAAGATAACCATGCCTCTTGATGACAACGGCAAAACACCTGCTTCTGTCACCAACCTTTTCCATCGGGCAATCATATGTAGGTTGGAATGATATTAGAGCAGGGAGGTCTCGGTTATGCAATGTGACCACCTGATCATCGATTGGAGCAAGTTCAACATCACCTGTGTCAGCCAAATAGATCTCGAGAGAACCTTCAGCGCTGGACGTTACAGTACGGGTGACGGCGCATAGAACTTGTGGGATGATCATATACCCTTTAGATGGTAATTTTCCGGCTTCATAACCGGTTTTAAACCATTGGGCCACTTTATTGGACGTAGATTCGGGAACGAGGGGTCTGACACACACGGCATCATCTGCGCGCACGCAGTGGTGTCGACCTAGGTCCGACTTAGTCGCCATCTCTTTTATGGCATCGGGGCTAAATAAAATCTTGTGTAGATCATCAGAAGACGCCGCCGAGGACTGTTGTGTTAAAGTCCGACTAGACCCAGAGAAAGCCATACTCAAATGAGGGTATACCAACACAACAACACGTATATTTACAAAACGTGGGTACTACTATCTACTAACAAGAGAGTGGAATCCTACTGGCACGCGGTCAGATTCCTGGTTGGTAAAAC